CCGCTGCGGTCACTCCGGTCGTTGCACCCGCTGCGGTCACTCCGGTCGTTGCACCTGTGATCGCTCCGAACCCCGCAATACTTAATCCTGCCGCGGCGCCAATCAATCCGGCAACAAACTTACCGTTTTGATACCGACATTTGACTTTGAAACATATTCAGAGGCGGGTTATAAGTTTGACCCGACCTCTGGGTCGTTTCGACCGTTACAGGCGGGAAAACCCGGTTTAAAAGGTATTAACGCGCCAGTATACGCCGAACACATGTCCACACGTGTAATCTCTCTTGCATTCGATTTACTTGACGGCTGCGGTATAAGATTGTGGACACCGGTTCGGTCAGCACCCATAGAATTATTTAATCTCATATGGTCAGGTGGTGAGCTCGAAGCACACAACAGCGGCTTTGAATTTAATATCTGGGAGTACGTATGCCGTCAGCGCATGGGGTGGCCAGAACTGCCACTCGCCCAGTTAATGTGCAGCATGGCGAAAGCGCGGTCGCAATGTCTTCCGGGCGGACTTGGTAAAGTGGCGACCATAGTCGGCGGTGAACAAAAAAACCCACGGGGCGCACACCTGATACGGCTGTTATCTGTTCCGAAGAAACCAACAAAAAATGATCCGATGACGTACAGATCATTCGAAAAATACCCGGAGTTATATTATGAAATGTACGACTATAATGATCGGGACGTCGTGTCCGAAAAGAGTGTATCGTCTATGCTCCCCGACCTGGGCACCACTGAACTCGCTGTGTGGCGGTTAGATCAACGTATTAACGCACGGGGGGTACAAATAGACACGGAAGGTCTGGACGCCTGTATAACGCTATTTAAACAGGTCGAGCTTAAATACACTGCCGAGTTACAACAGATAACCGGTGGAGCGGTTCAGACCATCGGGGAAATGGCAAAACTCAAGGCCGGGGATATGTGGGCGCAGAGTATGGGGGTAAACCTTCCCAGTTTCGATAAACCAAGTGTCATCGACGCCCTGGAACGTACCGACCTGCCGGCACCGATACGTCGAGCACTCGAGATCCGGCAGGGGATTGGCGGTTCCGCAGTAAAGAAAATATTTGCACTACACCGTTACTTAAATGCTGACGGGCGTATCCGTGATTTATTTGTATACTGCGGCGCTGAACGCACCGGACGGTGGGCAGGCAGAGGGCCACAACCTCAGAATTTACGGAACGGCGGACCAGACTCGATACAGTGCGACACGTGTGGGTCTCACAGTGTAATGGTCGATAATATGCCCGCGTGCAGGGTATGCGGAACGCTCACACGTCTCGAACGTGTAGAATGGGGTAATCTACCCGCTAAAGCGGCACTTGAGGACATACTCGCATACGGCGTGGATCGTCTTGAGCACGTATGGGGTTCAGCCATCAGTCTTATAGGGTCTGTAATGCGGTCGTTATTTGTCGCCGCACCCCTTCACGACCTGATATGCTCGGATTACTCAGCCATTGAGGCGGTAGTCCTGGCAGCACTGGCGGGTGAGGAGTGGCGGCTCGAAGTCTTCCGAACCCATGGTAAAATTTACGAGGCATCCGCGGCCCATGCATTTAACGTGCCATTGCAGGAGATACTCGACCACCGCGAGCGTACGGGAAAACACCACCCCCTGAGAAAAAAAGGGAAAGTGCGAGAATTGGCATGTTTTACCCACGATACGCAAGTGTTGACAGACGTTGGATATGTTGGTATAGTGGATGTTAAATCAACACATTTATTATGGGACGGTGTGGAATGGGTAAAAAACGACGGGGTAACATACCGAGGCAAAAGAAAAATATTAAAATTGGATGGTGTCCGGGTAACCCCGGAACATCTAATCAATATCAACGGTTCTTGGATGGAGGCAAGGGAACTCGTTTCAAACAAAAGTATGTTGAGCCGGGCGTTGGTGACAGGTTCGGAGAGTATACCGTTGTTAAATACGAGAAACGAGGGCAAAGAAGGGGTGCCGTGTGTACGTGTACGTGCGGTTCGCGAAGATTTGTTGATTTATCTAACCTATATATGGGTAAGGCTACAAGGTGTGGCAGTTGCGGCAGGGATAAAGCGACCGATACGAGAGTCAAACTATACTCGAAATACGCACACATATTACCAGACACCGGGCACAGACGGCGTCTTGTCAATAGATTACGTGCGGCTATTACCAGGTGTCATAGCATCAATAGCAAGGGTTACCCGAATTACGGCGGTCGGGGTATTAGGGTGGATAAAAGGTGGCTCGGGAAAGACGGCGCAGGAAAATTCCTCAAGCACGTTATCACCCTCGAAGGATGGAACGCCCCGTCACTTGAAATGGATAGGATCGATACGGATGGCAATTACGAACCGAATAACCTCCGGTTTGTTACTAAAGCCCAAAACTGTCTTAATAAAAGAAGCGTACAAAAAATGCAAAAACGAATTGATGAACTTGAAAGGCGTTTACGACATTGTAAATGCAGGGCCTCGAAACCAATTCACGATAAAAACTGATAGTGGGCACTTACTCGTCCATAACTGCGGATATTCTGGATGGATAAACGCGTGCAGACAGTTCGGCTACACTGGTACCGATGACGAGATAAAAGCGGATGTATTATCCTGGCGTGCAGAGTCCCCGAACATTGTGGAAATGTGGGGCGGTCAGTGGCGTAAAGAACCTGGCGTCTGGCGTTTTACACCCGAATTATACGGAGTTGAGGGTCAGTTCATACAGGCATGTCTATACCCTGATACCGAACGCCTGTTCCGAGACCTGACGTTCGCCTATGACAGTGCCGCAGACTCACTCTGTATTCGTTTACCATCTGGCAGAGACCTTGTGTATCACTCGCCACGGTTAAACAAAGGAATAGACCCCAGACGGCTCGATGTGTGGAAAATATCATATATGGGCATTGATTCATACACCCACCGGTGGGAACGCATACAGACATATGGTGGGAAACTTACCGAGAATATCACACAAGCTGTGGCACGAGATATACTTGCCGCCGCCATGCTCAGACTTGACGCAGCCGGGTACCCGATTGTACTGCATGTGCATGATGAAGTAATATGCGAGGTACCGCACGGGTTCGGCAGTATCGAAGAACTCGAAGCAATAATGATGCAACGCGAGCCATGGTTTATCGATTGGCCAATCAAAGCGGCCGGTGGATGGCGCGGACATAGATATCGAAAATAATGCCAGTGGCATGTGGTTTGCAATATAGAACGCGCGTGAACCGCATATCACCTTATTATTTTTCTTTTACAAGGAGCTAAAATATGTTTGATGAAATTGTAGAAAATATTAACAGTCGAATTAAAAATCAACCTGATTCTCGTTGTGCCACAGACGATGAAGTTAGGATTTGTTGGCTGGTGTCAGAAGTTAATACACTAAGAGAAAAGGTCAAAGCTGCTGAAAATTGCCTCGTCTGTTCTGTTATAGCTGACCCTTTTGAAGTATGCCATAATACTCTGGAAATTTTAAAAAACGAAAAATAATAAAAACATGCAACGAGCTTCGCTACGCTCGTCGGTGATGTTGAACATTAGCTCGGATAAACGAGCTAATTATTCGATAATGCGGATAAAAAATATTACTTAATACACTAATTAAAACAAACAGTTACAAACTATTTTCATTTTATTTCACTTTTTATTGAAAAAAGGCTTGACATTAATCTAAAACCCCTGTAGTATAGTATACATGATCAAAACAAAAACACATAACAAGGAGAATAAAATGACAATCGAAATATACAAAAATCAATACGAAAACACAATGGTAACTTTTGGAAATTTTGACATTGAGATTTTTAAAAATCATAAATCTTTTGACGACAGCACAGAAGCAGAATTGAAAGAAAATTTTTTCTTTGAATTTTCAGATACAGAAGAGTCAAGAGCTGCATGGATTGTAATAATAGAAAAAGCAAAAAAAGAAAATTTAATCTAAAATCGGAGAGAAATCATGAAAAAATTTAAAATGGTAAAGGCAGGAAAAGAAAGTTTGATCACAAGAACAGAAGTTATTGAAATTATCGGACAAGAGGGATTTGATTTTATCAAAGAAGATTTTGAAAAGCATGGACATAGTAAAACGTCGCATGTGATAGACGATATTGAAATATTTTTTATGGCTCAGGACATATGAAAGGCGGAAAAAGAAAGGGTGCGGGGCGTAAGCCCTCACCTAATAATAAACAATCGTATGCAAATAAATTCTATCCTGAAAAAATAAAGTTTTTACAGAGCTTAAGGAATGCTGCAAAGTGGCTTGATGAGGCAATAGATGAAAAACGAGAGCGTGAGATCCGCTAATAAAATAATACAGATCGACGTCGCTGCGCTTGCGACTGATCATCACATTGAATCGTAGATTACACTTAATAATATCAATACGCAAACGGTGTATCCCAACGGGGGCCAAATTTATCAACCGCCTGGAACATTGTTTCCATTTTTTCAGGGGATACGCCGTCCGCTTCCATCATTTCCTTAAACACGTCATGCACAGCCTGTGCCGGTTCGTTTTTATCATCACAATAAACGTCATGTATAACCGATGGTCTTCGGTACTTACCGATAAAAGGTGAACCGATTACACGCCAGAAAAATTTCGGTATACTCGCACCATCTATTTTACGACCTTTTGCCGCGTACCATAACTTACCGGATTTATCGCAGTACCATATGTCTTCGAGTAGCATCATTTTACGTGGATCATCCTCGCACCATTCCACTCTTACCGGTCCACTGAATGTTCCAGGTTTTAATTCTGTCGGTTTCATTCCCCCACCCATGTTATTATTTTAAAAGCTCAACGGCTATTCTTTTGAATAACCATTCACATTCGGCTATCAACATATCTAATTTTTCTGGACCTGTAGGTCGTAGTCTAATGTTATTAAAAACTTTTGCTATTTTACCCTTTGCCCCCTCGACAGTGTCGTTTTTCATGTTGGATGATTCTTGTTCGGTTTGTATTTCTAATCGCCTCTCTAATTCCTTCGCGATTACCGCCGCCTTATCTGGATCAACTTTAATTTTAAACATTATACCCCCTCGAAGCTATTAGATTTGGAACCAATTCCATTAGGTTCTCCAGCATCATCATCAATAAACCAAGCATTGCGCATTGATCTATCTGTTGGAATTTCACTATCATCAACAATCCAATAGGGGAGACCCTCTGGCGTGTCTTTTTTTGCAATAGCCTTTATACCAAAAGTAATCAGTGCTTGCCGAGCCGGTGTGATAATGCCGACTGTATTATCATTATTTTTAAAAATTATCTTTTTCATACATTATCCTTTTAATTAGCAAAAACTGATACTGATACCTGTGCAGAATCGGTCTCAATGCCATTAGTTGCATTAAGTAATATTATTAGCATAGACCCAACAACAGTTCTTGATGTCCTAATCGTTAGATTGCCATCATTCTGATTGCCGTGTGCAGCAAAAAGAGCGTTTTTCATCGGTGTTATAAAATTCACAGTATAATTACCAGCACTATTATCTGTAATTGAAGATACATTACCACTTGAATCAATTGCAACAACCCCTGTACCGTTAAAACTTACCCATGCTCTGCACGCATATATCGGGGCGTCACCTTGTGCGTTTAACCCTGTTTTAATCATGGATTGACCGCCCGCACCTTGCACTTTAGATGGTGCGGTCACCCACACCCCCGCCGTCGCCTGAGTTGAGACCACTGACCCCACGACACGGTAAGGAACACCCGTTCGCCCGGTTGTTGAGTAGAACACGTCATTAAGATCCGCCCCGGTACTGATCGATACAGTATTAATCAAACCGGTTTCGGATAAATCAATCCCACCGGCTAAATTTATAATTGCAAGCTCGACCGTTCCAGCGTTATCTATCGCAACCAATACGAGTTCGCTTTCAACAGCGTTGACAGTTTCGAGAGTTGCCCCTGACGGTATTATCAGAGATATTTGCGTGCCGACTTCGATATCTGTTACAGCACCGTCCGTTAAATCTGAATCCCTGAAAAATAAGGACGTCGGTTCAAGGTTCACAGTTAACGCACTCGCGGCGACACTCGCCGACACAGGTTTTAAATCCGGTGTGGCCGTGATAGTTGGGTCCGCCCCGATAATTAAAACAAACTTACTAAACGCGACGCTGTATCGAATCGTTACCGACCTCGATATCTCATCACCGACAAGCGCGGCACCCGCTAAGTTAACGATAGCCACAACTCCGAGAGCCGCAACGTTCACCGTGGACGCCCCGGTATTATCATTTCCCGGTTCAAATTCAACGGTAAATCCATCAAAATACGCCGGGGGTGATTTTCTTGGAGATACGGGGGTCAATACGTACGCATTTACCGCACCTGTATCCTTGTGATATGCTGCGCCCCCCGCGCCGTATATGGCGAGTGACATGGCTAACTGATTAGTGTCTTCCCCCGTCCCGTCTGCTGGTGCCAACGTCTGCCCGGATGAGGAAACGGCCACCTCATTTTCTGTGGCCAATGAATTAAACTCGCCAGCCCCATACAACCCTGAGCTTATACTGTCTGGTAGTCCACCTTTGTTCTGTTTAGTTTGGTAATCTCTCATTTTTTATGTCCCCACAAATTCTATAATTAAAAATACGTTAGCAGGTATTATCTTATTTAACAAGCATTCAAGCTGTGTCGTATCGACAACCCCCTCAAATTCTATTTCAAATTCATATTCAAAAGCGTCACCTGATAGGGGGACCTCTGCAACGAGTATAAATTTTTCATCGATCCCACCAAAAAACGGCGCTTCGAACGCAAACTCAAAAGTATAATACTCCGATCCCGGATACAATACGACGCCCAGACCAGGGAATATACTGTCAACATACCCCTGTAAATCTTGCAATGTAACCAACGGTTTTTTACGTAATCGATCAATTACCACTTGCCGTCTTTGTGCCAGTGTGTCAGATGTTCCGAGACATTCGTCCGGGATACCGACCGATTTTTCCCACTCGATAAGTAAATCGAATGTTTGTTCGATCCTGAACTCGTCGTCAAGTAATTCAATTTGTTGCTGCGTTCGGTTGTGTGCTACAGCTATCGAGTCAATGAGTCCGCGAGTATTCGATCCGTCAACGTTCTTAGCCCCCCATGCGCGCCCACGTGGTAAACTATCCGCTACCTGCTGACCGGTGCTTTCCGGTGCTGTAAATATATTAGTCATATTGTGAAAGTCACCTCTCCGAGTGCGGCTATTTCACCGTCACTTACCGTTATATCCCCCGTCGGGGCCGATAACGCGAAAGAAACTATAAAAGCCCCCGTTTGAAGGTCCTGCGTGGCCTGAATAGCCCCCAGGTAACTCACCTCTATGACGTCTTGTTCAAAATCGACAGTGTCCTCGAAAAACGCTTTCAAATTGTCCTCGACTGCGGTCCGCATCGTCGGTGTATCCGGGTTCAAGGCAGTAAAATCGAAATCAGTCTCGACAAGTGTCGGGGCCTCAACAAATAAATCCAGTTCACTGGTATTTGCCGGAAGCGCCCCGTCATCAATTACCGCCTGTTTTGTCTGATCGAGTACACTCTGAGACGGTATGATATTCGAATCATTATCCCTTAAAATAAAAACCGAAGTCTGACCGGGTACCGGAGACGACCCACCACCTGGGCAAACTGATACCGTCGGTTTTTTTACAAACGCACGTGTGTTCCCGGCAATTGACAGCGCCGCGAGTTTGACTTGATTAGGTGTGAACATTCCCGATATTATGGATCTGGAAAGCAATATCCGCGAGCGGTATTCGTCGTCGGTTTCCTCTATCGCACCACCGGTGAGTCCATCAAATTGCGTGAGTGCTGGTTCTTCCGCCCCAGTTATCGGGGTTACGAGTGATAACTGCGCCCCTGATTCGAGGTTCGTATCTGTACCGGTGGCCTGTGCCTCTAAATTAATAGATGCCAGGTCGACGTCGTATTCGGGTGAACCTGTGGCCGGTGTTGCGGGTGTTCCAGCGACTTGATATTGGAACTCGTCACGTGCCGTGACTGTCACAATAAATGTGCTGTTATACTCTGGTTGAGTCGCCCCGGACAATATCACCTCAAGACCTGTTGCGAGTTGGTGTTCTGATCCGAGTTTAACTGTCGCCGTCGATCCGTTCCGGGTTATACTGGTAATGGTCTGATTTATGCTGATAATCGTTGAAACGATGGTCGATTGATGTGCCACACCGTTACTGGCGGTAAAATCAGTTAAAACAGGTATTATGGTTCCCACCGTTCCCGGCAGGGACACGTAACCCGTCGATCCCGTTGCCGGTTTTCTTGTCAGACCTTCATACCCACCCCAGAGGTCAAGAAATTCCCCCGACGCAGTCTGAGGAAACAATTCTCTTTCTAAGTCACGTACAAGAAAAGAAATTGATTGTGCGAGCACCGCATTACCATCCGCAAACGCTCTCGCCCACGATCCAAATACGGTGGGGTCGATGGTGGGCAACTGGACTATAAATTCAGCCCGTATCTGTGCGGAAAGTTCATCGAATGTAGGGTATGTTAAGCTCATGGTAAAATCCTATTAAAATCAGTATTGCGCCATAAAGTGACGTAACGTAATACCGTATTATCGATTGCTATTATATTTGTGAATATCCGTATTTCTTTTACCCCTTCACGCTCCACGGTGATCTGCACCCCGCGTGCTATCCCGTCGTCGAGTAACCACTGCAAACTGTCTTGAGCAAAAGATTTTACAAAATTTAAAGTGTCCTCAGTGATACGCGCCTGGTCCAATGTCCAGAGCAGGCCGCCAAGTTCCCGGTCTATATCCACTGATAAAATATTCCCGACCCATCCGCGCCGGTCCTTCGCCTTTTGTACTTGAACAGTCGACGCTCTCGAGTCGGAAAAATAACTTGTAGGTATGACCGTCTCGAAACCTTCTGAGGATGCAAAGTTAGACCCGTCTATCTGGATATCATAAATACCATTACTATCAGATTTTATAAGTACGTCTTGCATCACTGAGGTCCCCCGGTGTTTTGCTGTGTATCCCCGTCAGAATCCGCCCCCTGTGGGTGCACATGGCTATCCCCCACATTTGTGCCGTTATGCGTTAGCGTGTCGCTTGTTATCTCGACGTCGGTCGATACTATAGTTACGTTATCCGCCACCACTGTGCACAATCCGTCTTTATCAAAATATATGTAATTACCGGTAAGATAGTTACCGAGTGCGACCTCGCCTTTCGAAAGACCTTTCAATGTCCTATTTTTCGGATCGTCTGCAATACCTATGCCGTTGCTCTCTTTTCCACCCTGATTGACTATAATTACCATAGAGTTATCAGGTGGGCAATGCATGAGGCCGTAGGGTGAGAATACCATAATTTTTTGAGTTTTACCCAGATATGACGACATACCGAACCGATGGTCGCCCGCGTCGATAGTGTATAATAATTTACCCACTTTAAATAGATTTTTTAAAAAGGTAACTATCATCTTACTGTTTGCCCCCGTTCAACCGGTTCGATGTTCTGAAAACCCGCCCCTGTCCTCGCTTTCCTGACGTCTGCTTTTGTTGGTTCCGCCTCGACTTGGTAAGCATCTGGCGGCACACTTACTAAACGGGTCCGCGTTCCCTTCCGTATATCAATGGCATACTCTACAGATTTAATCAAGAACTCACCCGATATATTTGCAAAATCATCTATAATGTCCACAAATTGCCCAAAGTCCCACAGGGTACCATCCGACTGCGTTACACCGGCGACTGTGGCGGTGTACTCTGTTCCTGACGCCCGCCTGATATTGGACTCCTCGGCGGCACGTCCCTTGCATTCCTGATCGTTCATTGACTCCTCGGCCTGTATCTCGTGGTACCGTGTGGCACGGATCTGGCTGTCAACGACTTCGCTTTTTCTGTCGGTGCCCTCTCCGGCATAGTCGGCCAACGAGTCAAAACCGAAATTATCTTGCGACCTGCAAAGATACTGATTAAACCTGTTTTCCTGTGACCATCTTACGGAGTATGACGACACGTTATTTGTCCGCCCTGCTGCACGGTGTAACAACGGGCTCACTGACTTATTTGATCTATCAGGGCGGAATATAACCAAATTACTGGAACCGTCTGAAACAAGGTACACTTGCCGTTTACGTGCGAATGATACAAGATAAGACATACACGTGTCACCGCTGCCCGCGGCTTGTAAATCTTCGGATGTAAACTCGGGTATACCTGATATCTGTTCGATTACGCCAATTTCAGCACCGATAGCCGCGATCACTTTTTCACATAGTTTTTTAAGTGTGACCGGACCCTCTGTGACTTTTGCCGCGTCGGGGACACTTGAGTCGATTAAATCTTGTATGCTATCCCTGCCAGATATATCGATGGTGTGTGTCCCGTCGTCTCCGTTCGCGGATATACTGTCGACAAACCCTGCTATTTTTCTTATTCCTAAAATACGTATCTCTACAAAATCCCCGGTTTTGATCGGGTACTCAGACACTGGAACGGTGCTCGAATTTGAGAAACTAAATACTCCGGCATTTGAATCGATGGACCGCTGAACGGTCGCAGACTCCCACAACGTAAATGGCTGCCCGTTTATCTGTATCTCAAAGCTCACGATTGCAACACCGTTACATCACCGGATAATTTGTCGGCAGGTTGACTCGGGTTTAAAGCACGTAACTCAAGCCCCCGTATTGTCAGATCATCACTCGTGGTCAACTGTTCTGCGTAAAGATCATACGCCATAGTGAAAGCACTCATTGCTGTGGCATTTTTGATCGTTGTAAGACTAAATGTCGACTGCTCTTTCTGATCGAGCACGTCAAGTGCTGACAATCTGATATTTTCCACGGCGCGTCTGACCCCTGACCGTGATTGTATGAGCGTTTTGTCCTCAGTGTCAACCCGCATAAGTCTCTGGTGTTCTGTCTCAAGCGTGAGCCGCGTCTCGTCTATTTCGACGTCGGTTCTATACGCCGCGTCGGCGGCTTGTTCATACGCCGATACGAGTGCAGACACACGGCCTGAATTTATTAAAGAAAGTCTATTCAAATTGCGCTCTACACGTAAAGCCGTTGTCGGGGACCATAAAGGTATGCCCTCACCGTCCGAGTCTACGGTTTCGGGTATAGACGCATTTTTTATATCGGAAAGGCTCAAACTCAATTGAGATCCGAATTGCGTTAAATCTGTCAATAAAGATATTCCCGCACCATCTGATAACCCAACGCTCACAGTCTGCCACAATTGCCCGATAAACGACGTTGAAAGCACTGACGAGGATCTCACTATTGACGCGGTGTTAACTTCTATTAAATCGACAATCCGGGTGATATCTCCGGGGTTATTAACGACCGCGACTATCATGTCTATGGCAGCCGTAAATTGCTTAAGATCAAATTGCGCGGCCAGTACATTTAACGTGTCGGTCGGATCGACCCATAGGTCCCCTAATGCTATCGCTATCTGAATACGCGCCGTATCACCCTGCGCGTAAACTGTCTGTACCGTTTTGGGTGCCGCAGACGGGCCGGAAACCGCGCGCCCCGACACGAACTCAAGGTCGAAACGGATCTCGCCCACGTCTTTCTGTGAGGCATCTTTTTTATACGGAAGGGCAAACAGTGGCCGTGCACCGAAAGTCGGCATTGATAGACGACCTTTTCCCGGTTCTTTTAAAGCACGCTCAAGCTGTGCCGCCCGGTCGATAAAGTCGTCACCTGTCACAAATGCTGTGACACTGAACTTTGGTGGTAATTCCCCCAGATCCTCGACAAACCTTTCGGAACTATTCGGATAGTCGTGCAGAACAATACGCCGCCCACCTTCCGTGAGCATTTCCGAACGTATGAAAAACGGAATACCTTTCCATGACGCTGGTAAAAGTTGTTTTAATCTAGTCATGCTCCGACTCCCGCTAAGTTATAACCCGAGTTTAAGTTTATATCCGCTCGCTTAACCTTCGCACCACCTGAAGCTGTAACATTAATACCACCTGTCACCTCGACTTTATTATTCTGCGCGGCCCGCGCACGTGCTTTCGGGTCAGTGAGTGAACGCGCAACAGCATCACCCCCGCCGAACAATACCTCTTTACCCCACCCCGCCAGATCTTTTAAAAACCCCGGTGCGGTAAGTGCATCCCAGTGCTTCGTAAGTTGATATGTTGCGGCAGTGACCGTCCCAATCGCCGCGGCAACGGCCAGGAATGGCACCGCAATTGCACTAACTGTGGCAATAAAAGCGACACCGGCGACCGAACTCAAGCCAGCCATGGCCACACCAAGTGACCCGACCGCTATTAAAAGCGGGGGGATTACTGCGGCAATCGCGGTAAGGGAAATAATAACAATCTTCGACATTCTCGATAATCCATTGAACGATTCAAGTATCGGTATCATAATGTCAAGGAATTTTATTAAAGCAGGAACGAGTATTTTTCCCACCTCGTTAGCTATAAGCTTTATTCTATTCCACGCCACTTTTAATTTACTCGCCCATGATCCGAAACGCAGTTCCGCCTCTTTCACGAGTGCGGTGTTTTCTCGCCATGCGACGGAGCCAAGTTCTAACGCCTTTCTAAAAACGTCACCTGAACCTGCTGCACGCAAAAGTGAATCCCTGACCCGCATATCTGCCATGCCGAGTTTTGCGAGTATCCCGCTTACATTTGCCCCTTTGTCACTGAGCCTGGAAAGACCTTCCGTAAAATCTATAATGGCGCCGGCTGCATCTGTTTTAAATTTCTTTGCGAAGTCTTCTGCTGATTTGCCGGATACTGATGCAAATTTTTTCAACATTGCACCGTTTTTGTCAACGGCATCGTTTATCTTTAACATAACGCGACTGAATGCGGTACCGCCCGCCTCTGCGTTTAACCCGACGGATGTGGCGGCCGCCGCAAGTGCTAATATCTGGTGCTCTGACATTTTAACGACATTTCCCGAGGCAGCAAGCCGCAAGGCCATTCCCGTAATCTCCGCCTCTGTTGTTGCCATCTTATTACCAAGATGAACAATGGTCGAACCGAGTCTATCAAAATTACCTTGGCTCATCTGCGTGATATTAGCAAACCTTGCGAGCTGTGTGGCACCCTCGTCCCCCATGTTTGTTGTGGCGCTGAGCATCGCAATTGTTTTTGCAAAGGCGGTTATATTCTTTGTTTGAATCCCTAACTGTCCGGCGGCCTCACCTATTCGAAATAATTCATTAACAGAGACGGGAATCTCTTTAGACATCATTTTGAACTCTTCCCGCATGTCTTCAAGTGTTTTTGCGGAAGCATCGACCGTCTTTCTGACGCCGATAAATCCCGACTGCATGTCTATGGCGGTTTTACCCGCAGCCAGACCGAGACCGATTATCGGTAAAGTTACCTTCGCAAAAGTGGCCCTTCCCATGGACCGCATCCTCGGACCCATTACCGCAAGATTTTTGTTCATCCTTTTTACAGACGTAGCGGCACGTAATGCAGACGCTTTAAATTTGTCGGTACTTCTCGTTATCCGACCGAGAGGCGTGGAATATTTATCTAAAATACGGTATATATACTCAGTACTAAACCCCATTGTCTTTACCTTTTGGCCTCGCGGTTTATTTTATCAATTTCACTGCTAATGACAGACAGTTCCCACATCGGCATGTTTTTTGCTTCTGTGTACCCTATGCCTCCGTCGGTAGCGTATGCGATTCTAACGGCTGGTCTAATATATTCTTCTCGCCCCCTTGTGAGGGCATACCGAAAAAAGTGCACCACCTTACCGACATATTAAAAGCGTCGTCAGGTTTCAGGTTATTCCACATTACTCGCGTCATAACCTGTTTATCATCAACCATGACAATGGCTTTTCCGGATCTGACACAAACCATCTTTTCAAAAGTACCTATAAATTGGCCTATATCCACAGTATCGGAAGCCTGTAAAGCAATAGAGACCATTTCATGTGTGGCATCTGTTTCCGATTCAAGTCGGTCAACTTCCTCGGCGAGTGGTTTTACAACTTCCCCGATTGACTCCTGTATTTCACCCGCATGTTTTGCAAATTCTATTTGACTGCGAGTAAGCATACTTTTGAGCCTGAGATAAAATTTAACATGATCCATACCAGGTTCTTGTAAAACCACATGGCTCGCTGTTTCCGTTCTGCCATTACGTTTATAGTCGAGGCCCCGTGTCAGGGGAAACTCGACTGTACCACCTTTTATACCCATTGCCACATACTCCTGTTTTTAATTACTGTATACTCATCGGATCGCCTTTAAATTCAAGGCTTGTCACACCATCTGCGGACGCTTCACGCTCTACCGCTGGCGCGAGGGACATATGGTCCCAGGATAATGTAATGGCTTCACCGCTTCCAGCCTTTTGTACAGCCTGGACGCTGTTGGCCCCGATATTCTCTTTCCATGTGGCAATACTCTTATCCACTCCGGTGCGCAAGAATATATCGAATTTACATACTCCGATTTTACTTTCTGCATCCGAGGAATGTACACTCTCAACATTACCGCCGCCGGAACTTGCCGCCCGTACGTTTATCTCACCCTCACCACCATCGTACATAAAACTGTTCGGTACGATTGCGTACGTCTCGTTATTTATGATAACGGCCGGGGTACTTAGTACAATGTTACTCATGTGTCAAGTCTCCTGTTGTATGGCAAGGGGCGCAAAGGCCCCAAACCGTTTTATACTGTTATCTGAGTACCTACTGCGCCCACTGTAAACGACAATCGCAATGAATAGTTAATACTGCGTAACTGCGTAACTATCGGCAGCGGCCCACTAACTGTTGCGAGTCCTGTCGAAAGGTCTACCGTCACAGTAGTGTTTGTTGCAAAAAAGCTTTCAGCCTCACGTCCCGCCTGTGTCAACGCCTGACCCGCAAGAAATTTGTAAATACGGAGCAATTCGGCTTTAATACTTTCAGCGTTGGCCATTGATCTGCCAGCAATTAAATCACCTTCGGTGAGCCTTGACTGTGCAAATGCGGATTTCAATACACGGAAGAAAATTTCTCTACAGACGGATCCGGTGTCAACATAATTAAGATAATGAAAACTTACATTCGCATTACCACCCGCGTCAGTGGTCCAATTGGTTACAACCGGCCCCATGATCATGGCATTCTGCGCCGAATTTACACCGTATATGGTGAAACCCGCGTCCTCAAGTGCAGCTTGTTCTGTCGCAGTAAATAGGTTTGTTGATCCTGTCACCGGGGTATCTCTCATCGGGGTATTAAAGTACGGCAGACTCGCCAGACTCGGACCACCAAATGCGTCGAGACCACCCGACGTGCTGATAATATAACTTGCAATACCGGCGGAAGGCGTCAACCTGCGCGCTCTGATTCCGGCAAACTCAGCCGCAACCCAGTCGGCGGGTCGTAAGATAGCGGGCCCCACGTGCGCAGCAAGTGCGAGCAATGGGGAACCCATAAAAACGACCGTCTGACTGTTTTCTGTAGCAATTGCAACCAGTATATTTGCGTATGTATCGGTGAGACCATGGAAAATGGTACCGTCAAGTATGGCGTTGTTTGCATTGAAACGACTTTCAAATTCAGTTTTAATAATAGATAAATTACTGTTCCATGCCTCCGGCCACATTGCACCGGTATACCTGATACCTTCAATCGGATCGAGTATACTGGTGAGTACCGGGTCATTTGCTCCACCTGTCCAGCCTGTTAACGTAATGGCCAGACCGGGGACAATACCCTCCACTTTAATGCCGTACGCATTGCAAATCGTGCCTTTATCTGTCGAGGTGCATGTCACAACCCCGGCGGCATTACCGTTTGTAAAAACGGGGTCAGTAAGTGCGTCAAGAGCTGCCACAATTAATACGGCGGCCTGTGTTTCTGTACTGGTGTCAGGAATAGCGACAGTAACCTGGTATTGTTCCTCGTCGACTACCGAAATTTTATACTCTCCGGCACTTGTGGCCGTTCCGACAATTGTGAGGACTCCGGTACCGGTGGCACCTGTCCCACTCGGGTCCATCCCAATTACGTCAAGCGGCGAAAATGCTTCATTAACATTGATCCATGCAAGAATTTGATTTGTCAGGAATGTGTCGTCCCCAAACAATGTTTTAATTTCCGCGGTTGTCAGTGTGTGAACGTCTACATTTAAAGCGCCGTCCACTGCCGCACCAGAGTCGCCGATCTGACCAAAAATAATATCTCTGCGGTCTTCAAATGCGTCCACGATTGCGGCCGGTAATAATTGAATGTTCACCTGTGGGTTACTTGTGATCCCGCCCATTTCTTGCCTCCTGTTTTTTCTTGGTTATTTTAGTCATGGGGGTAACTTTCGGCCCCGCGACCTCCGGTGTGTCAGTCAGGGAGACAGCGTTATCAATTTTTGAATCCGCAACTCTCCGTCGCCATTTTTTATCGAGCGGTGTACCATCCTTATCGACTTCAATGGGGAGTTTCCCGCCCGGTTTGAGTCCATGAATAGATACACCCGATTTGTTAGTAATCGTGGCTTTCATCCGTTTATCCTCCATGTTTCTATGTATCATTACAGTGGTTCCTCGTCTAAATTTATATTAACAGTCATTTCGGCCTCGGAGTCATTAAACAGTTTCAAAGTCTGCGCAATGTCGCGAAAGGCGACGTCAGGTTGCTGTAAAAATCCGTCCTCATAAGTTATTGAACCTGGTATCTGCCAGTCGTATGTATGCGCGTAATATGCGGTATTATACTCGGCCGGCCCATCACCTGACGGTACCGCCCCGTATTTTATAACTTGTCCCGGTTGTTCATAACCGAATAACGTGGACAATAACGCAGCGTATATTGTGCTGTAAGCTGCGTCCTGTGCGTTCGCTCCCGATAGGTCTGCACCCGTGTGCATAAATACCACTGTTGAAAAATTCCGTAACATTCGAATGAGGTTCATATCCTGGCGGTTCATACCTGCAACACCATCGTTTAACGTATGACGGTCTTTGGATATATCACTGTCGGTCATTATCACAAATAAATAGTCATCCTCGCTGGCGTGCTCTGTATATACCGCTTGTGCCCGCTTGAAATCCGCCGCCGCTGATATCCTAAAACCGGATACTATCTCAAGCCCGTCAATCGGTCCGGGAGGCAGCGCTGGCGCGTCTGATAAATTAATAGTAAACGTGCCAGCACTCGGTACGGTCGCAATGACCTGAACCCCTGCAAGCCCCGTTCGTGTATCGATTAAGTATTGAGTTTCATCGACCGCCGGTGCAGCCACCTCGCCGTCCGGCAGTATTACTGTAAAATTTCTACGGTTCGGCACGTCTACAATGTCGAAAGTGTCGTCCCATACGCTGTCGAAACCGTCAAGTACTAACGTCTGATCATCAAACGGTAAACTTGGCGTAATCAAATCATGATCATATTTTGTTGTAAAAGTCACGTGCGTCGTTCCGGCAAGTATGGACGCCGACAACAGGTTCCGTGTGGTCCCTGCTGAAATAATGACCGACTGTCCTATGATTTTCCCGTGCGTTGGTGTGGTCACCGTGACAATGTTACTCGCATCAACCGCCGCAGACGACACCGTCAGCAATTCCGTAAACCTGTCCGTAAATAACGGTAGGTACGTTTTCAACTGCCTGACTATGTCACTGGGTGTAATCATCCGTTTATTTCCGCCCTGACGTTTTCAATTATTGAGACTTGCAAGTCTCGTGCCTTGGTGTTTATAGCCCGTATCATGCTCGGTCTGGGTGCAATTCGACCCCGTGTACCTTCCGCAAGAAATATTGCGTAGTCTGCTGTTTGTCCGACTGTCATTTCCTGCCAGTTACGTACCCGAAAATCACCTGATCCCGCGAGACGCCCTGTTCTGTTTGCTGGTGGCTCACCCGGTGCAGACGCCTGGTGACTCGCACCCCTAAAACTGTAAACCCTGCCCGTTTTCGGCCCGTTTATGATCAATCTGCGGGTTTCCCGTATGACTTCCGGCCCGTGTTCATAGAGTGCATTTTCAAGGCCCTGACGGTGTTTACGTAGGTGTTTCGGTATACTGATTAATACCTCACGTGCCCGTTTGGATACCTTGATAGATATGGTCATGGTAATAGACACCATGCTATCAGCGAGATTACGACCACTGTGCCCGCCGCAAACGCTGCCACAATTAGTGATAAGCCTGTTTTAATTAATGTTGTCATGCCTTACTCGCCTCCTCGGTGTCTTCTCCGCGTTCGGTTGTTTGTATCGCTATAACGGTGTTACGTTCATTGGTATTGTCTATTTTTAAAACCTTAAACCGTCTCGAGTCATGAAGAATAAAATTGTTTCTGTTTTCTACGCTCGGCAAATCAGAGTCCCATACGCACCAGAATAAATGTGTAGCGTTTTCCTCAATATTTATCCTTGCAAACTGTGCCACACCCCGTCGTACACCTCTCACTGTTTCAATAGCACACCACTGTTGCCGAACCGTTGTGAAAGTCTCGACCGGCTGACTACCTTCAAGATCGGATGGAGTAAGCACTCTGGACTGTATTTCCACAAGGTGTTTTAAATCACCCATGCAGAGTTTAGTCGCTTTTACGCGCTTTATGTTACAACTACCCATACACTACCCCCAGGTGTTAACGATCCTGTACTCGGACAATATACCTTTAGCTATGCCCGGAAGTTCCTCGCCCGCGGCACAGTCGCCCCGGTGGGAATACCAATAACATATGGCCTCTTTAATTGCCGTTTTAATCGGTTCCGGCACATCTGTGGCCACACCATACCCCGCTGTAAAATCCACCTGTAACGGGTACGGTATCAAGTCTGGTGACGCACCGAACTCATTGAATATAATACGGGAAAAACCGGTCGACTGCTTGACGTCATAATCATCTGTGGATATGGTTTCCTGCGCCCCGTCGACTGTCACCTCAATAGTGGCAACGGACAGTAACGGCCCGCGCCTGAGTTCCAGATACAAACCTTTTTCAAATTTAGAACATGCCGGACCTGAGAAAAACCCCGTGAAAGTGCGCTCGAGGAAAACCCGGTTTGTAATCTTTTCAGCTTTCTGTATTCCGGCAGTAATTAACGCACTGAATATGGCGTCCTCTGCGGTGTGCGTAACCTTGCACCACGCTTTTGCCTCGTTAAGTGTCACCAGTTCTCCGGTTGCGGGTACGATTATGTCATAATAATCGCTATTCATTTTTCAAGGTTTTTTCAATCTCAATAACCATTTTTTCATTGGTCAAAATCCGGTCAAGGGGAATTAAATTCTTTTCTGCAAACTCGATCAACTCGTCCTTTTTCATTTTACTGAGTGGTTTCTCAGATACGGGCGTCTCGGCCACTGGTTCACCCCATTTCGATTCGACCATGGAGTCCCACATTGCGTCGTCGACGTCAATCTCGGTACCCTCTTTAAGATAAATCTGTGGTTTACCTGGGTCTGGGTGCGCAAACTTGCCGGACTTTAATACTTGTATTTTCACAATAACCTCGTTGTTTTTTATTGTTTTAAAGTGGCCCTTTCACTCGTAGTGTAGTTACTCAGGCCACCCCTGGTTTGGGCCTATGGCCCTGATTGTCTTTTATGGGATACCCTGGTCCGTTGCTGCAATTTCTGGATTAACGATGCAGTACACTGCCGCCCTGGCCGTTCCTGCCCCTGTTTTTTCCACCGCTGCCCTCAAGTACCTTTTAGTACCGAAAACACCCTCTTTCGGGCACGCGTCACCCTCGTCAATGTCCGCCCCGTCGATAATAACGTCGCCGTCATCACCGTATACGAGGTTGGCGTTTGCAACCAGTGTCATATCGGACCCGTCGGACTCGTCACCCTCTGATATCTCAAGGGATACCGCGGCGCCACTGGCAACCGAATCGGCATCCATGAAAAAATATACTCCGTTGTCATAGTCGGCAGTATCGATAATGACACCGGACGACGTTACGGCGCCACTTGCCAGGACTTCGGACTCAAGCGCTTTTATAACAATTTGTTTTGTAACTACTTCTTTAATGGCCATTTTATATATCTCCCGTTAAGGTTAATTTTTTTTCAACTGACCCATTTGGGCCAGGGGGCCGGGGGCGACCCGGTAAGTATGTCACGGGGGTGGTAGCGATCCAGTGTCCCCGGTGGCGCGTGGGTTAAGACGCGTTTATTTTTAAAATCTTTAATGCTTCAAAATTTGTCACGGCTCCGCCTGAACGTTTTGTACTGTAAAATTTAACGTAAGGTTTAGCTGTATAAGGGTCTCTCAATACTCTAACACCAAATCTATCAACGATGGTATAACCCTCTCCAAAATCGCCATATACCACGCTCAGTGCATTTGCTGCAACCTCTGGCATGTCTGCCATGATGATAACACGCTTTGCCAAAAGGATACGGTCTGTGCCCTCTTTAAGCATAAATGGATTAAGAAGATAATCCCCGTTAGTGCCCTGTAACTGCATAATGTCACTGAATGTCGCTCTTGACATACCGAAAACCGCTGACATTTGGTAATCATCGATCAACTGATTTTGCAAATTGATCAAGTCGTTAGGTTCATCAAGCGTGGCCGCTGTCCCAGTCGCCGCAATCTGCTCAACAGCGTCGCGCTGATATGTTCCGGCGGTGGTCCATGCGTCATAGGATAGGAAACCTTTCCATTTTTTAGCACCATTACCGAGTACCCCGGCAGTATTTTCAAGTCTGGAAAATTTACGAGTAACTTTACCCTGTAACCAACCTTCGAGGTCGAAACCTGCGTCGTCGAGCATTCTCTGTGTAGCTTTAGGCTGCGCATACAATTCATGCACGGGGATAGTCAGTAAACCAATCTGTGGGGAGTCTGTGTCGGATCTGGTCTCTACCTCACCCACCCATCCGGCAGCGGCTTCGTCGTCATCAATAACAAATTCCATACTATTACCGGAAGTCGTTACCACATTGGCAACAAGACGCAGAGGGGATGTTTCAAATATACGTTTTATAATCTGTGTTGAACGCTCTGGGGTTATAAAAAACCCACCGTCAGGATTGGACCCTTCGACCAGGTCTTTGACATATGCAGCGATCTTTATTTCATCTGTATGAAACATGGTCTTTCTTGCCACATCTTCACAATATGTCTGCACAACGTCTGTCGGGATCTGAACACCCTTGCGCAAATAAGCGTAAAAAGACGCTTTATGCTCCGGGGCCGTTGCTCCGACGTTCTTATTTTTACCGTTCTCAACGACAGCCGCTTCAATGGCGAATACACGTTCCATGAGTTCTTTGGCGTTTATTTCCTGTTTAAGCTCCTGAATGGCAACAAATCCTTTCGATGCCTGGTCGGCCGTTTTTTTCATAGCGTCAAGGTCGAGACCGTCGTACTGTTTTTCGAGAGACGTAACCTTCTCCTGAACGGCTGTGATACCCCCGACGACTTCGTCTATTTTTTCAAGTAATTTATCTTCGGTTGACATGTTTAAAACTCCTTTAATGAGGTTAATATTGAATCAAGCTTCTTTATACACTCACCGTCGCGGTGGTCGTCTTGCTCGTCTCGAAGCATTCCGACAGTTTTTAAAGCGTTAATAACTTTCTTAGCATTTTTATTTGAGAAACGCACGCCTTTTTTTAAAGCGTCCTCAATCGCACGTATGTCCGTGAGATCGAGTTCAGAAAAATCGGACGCTTTAACATCGAGAATATTTGCAAATGGGTTCATGGGTTCATCAACGACACTGCCTTCCCACACTTCGGCCTTTGCTATGTGGCGCACACCTTCCGAGATAACCGGTTCCGAAATCATTTCCCATCCGATAGAAAAATCGGTCAATACTTTTTGTCTGGCCAGAGAAAACGCCTCTTTGCCCTGCTGCACTTCGAGATTTATCTCACCGATACCAAATAGCCCGGTACTGTCCTCTCGCACTGTGTCAATAGGAAACCCACCGATAGTGCGCCCGTGCATATCCTTTAAACGGATCTGTCTGTCTGTTTTCTTGTGGCGCTCTATACTCTCGGCAAATGCACCCGGGAGAAACTTGTCTTTAATACCGGACCAGTCGCCCCTATCAACGTCATATGTGGCAATATAACCGGATACGGTACCAACTGGTACGCCATTCCGTTGTATCGTTTTGGTGTCGGTTATCGGTCCACCGGTCATTTGTTTTATTATTATCATAATACCCCCTATGTCGGGCTTGTCGTTGTTGTATTAGGTGAGTCTCGCAAACCATATCGGACCGTTTTGAAACTATCATCCACACTGGCGTTATAATTGGCATGTAAAGTGAAAAATCTATCCGACAGACTCGAAATTCTGTTATTCCCACCGGGTATCTTTATCTCACCGGCTGGTAAATCAGGTGTGACAACTCCCGTCCAGGCAATCAAGGTGTTTTTACCGTCCGTCAATTTATACTCAAGCAAATCGACGGACGTAATGGGGTCGCCGTTCTCGTCTGTCAGATTATACGTTATGACAGTGAGGTTACCTTCCTCGACACATGCCTCTATTTCAAATGATCCACAGTCCATAAAATCACCTTTATGTCGGGTCTAATACTTCATGATCCCACGTAGAAAATGTAACAGTTCCGGCGGCAGTTAGTAACTGACTCGTGCATGTCGTGACATCTTTTATTACGGCGGCTAAAGATAAAATGATATGGAGTGCTGTTCCTGTTCCGGTAATAGTGACGCCCGTCTTTTCAGCCATAGCGACCTTACGCCCGGACGCGTCACCGTCACCGATAGTATAGTCGTTCCCGTCACCGGCAACCATGGCCACATTGGCAAGGGTTCCCGATAGATCCGTCGGTGTCGATACGTCGTCCACAACATCCATGCGCGTTGAGGTCGCTATCCCCGTTAATAGTAAATCGATTATTGCATCAGGTACAAATTTACTCATTTTTTACCCCCGGTATTTTTGCTGGTATAACCATAGTTATTTTAACGTCACCGTTTGGTAACTTTTCTTGTTTATAAGAATCCCCGGCCGCTTCTCTTAACCGCTGACCAAATGACTTTATTTTCAGATCGTCAGTGTCTATTTTCTGCGTGACGTTCTGTACGTCAAGAACTACGTCTTTCATATTTTTATCGTTCCCACATCTTCGGGGGTGATGGTGACTTTTTCATCGACATTAATCGTGACCTCATCGACATTGATAGCGGCTTCCGGCGTCCTGGATAACCTGTTCAACCGCCCGCCCTTCGGATCTGTCAGCAAGTTATCTGACACCATAAAGTCGAGGGTGTCGCCATCGACCCCGTCAGGATGAATAATAAATAAAACCCCGCGGTCAAAAGTCTGTTGAACGGATACTTTGAATTCAGTGACGCCTTTTGTCTTGAGTAATTGTTCGAGTGTTATGAGTTTTGGCATGATATCTCCTTATTGTATATCTAAGTCAATACCGGGTGTCTTGATCGTCATATCAATACCCGGTGTTTTAATTGTTAAAGTTATAATTAATTTATCACCGACCATTTTAAAGACAATATTATCAATCACCTGGCCCTGGTCTAATTGATCTATGCCAAGAAAATTGCTTTGTGTCAAGTCTAAATTATCACTTGATTGATTTTGTATAATCTCAGCTATGCCAAGGATTACACCTATATCAAGGGTAATCTGTTCTGTTTGCTGGCTTTGCTCCACGCTATCGATACTCAGATCATATTGCGGAATCAGGTTTATAATATCTATATTCTGACCCTGTACGGATTTGGCTATCTGCAAAATAGTATCCGTTGAAAGAGTTATATTATCAACAGACTGAGGCTGAGAAATATCATTTATGACAACGATATGGGCCTGTGTAAGATCTATATTATCGCTTGATTGCGGCTGGTCGCTATCTTGGATTAGTAATGTTCCGCCGACTTGCAAATCGATATTATCTATATTCTGGGATTGAGGGGAATCGTTTATAATAACAGTACTGGATTGAATCAAATCAAGATTATCCAATACTTGAGGCTGATCAATGCTATTTATGATAATAACATTTGCTTGAATCAAGTTCGGACTTTCAGACGATTGCGCCTGATTTATCGGATTAATACCTAAAACGTGCTGCTGAATTAAATCAAGGCTATCAATCGTCTGCCCTTGGTTCAACTTATTAGGCAATAAAGTTGAACCTGTTGATATTACCACTGACGGTATAAATAAAGGCTCAAATATCTGGTACGGATTTGCATTTAATGATACTATTTCTACTGGCGTAAGTTCTCTATCCCAAAAATAAACATAACTTAACTTACCTTCAAAACCACGACTATAACTCCCAGGTTCACGAGAGCCTATTGTATAAACATTATCAATTACGCCAGAATAGTTATTTGTATCAACTTCAACTGCTTCATCATTCCCATCGACATAAACTTTTAAACTCTCACGCAAGCCTACGACATTGTGCTGTATCCAAGGGGCAAATACAGTAGTCGTCATTCTACCTGCACTACCAGATTCAGTTGGAATAATAGCAATATGACCATCATATCGATCAGCTAATAAACATTGAGCAGAGGCTGACCCAACCTTGGCATTGGCGATACCTAAACTGCCGGAGACACCACCCAATTGAAGACCTGCTGCAACGCATTGAGGTAACGCTGTAGGAGGACTTGTGGACTGAACCCCATTTCTTGGGTCACTTGAAAAATCAAGACCATATGCTTCCCATGTTGGTGGATAAGTACTGTGGAATACTCCATTGGCAATATCACAACAAGAATAAACAGTACTGCCACCACCTTCATTAAACACCCAAGCAGCAAGCAACCCTTGAGCTAAAGGATGTGTCCTATTGAGTTTAAACCCATACGGTGGCTTGTTTGTATGTGGTAAATATATCACGCTGTTGTGACTCCGTATGTTTCAATCTCAAGTGTAGTTGTTCCAGTTGTTTGACCTGATTTATTCTGCACAACTATATCAAAGCTCACAGCTGGTATTTTAATATCCCTAACAATTACATTCTGTGCTACGTTTACAGCCTCTATTGGGATAATTGCATCAGGCATTCTTGCAGGAACAGTATTATATGTCTCCTGCGTACCGTCAATATTATCTAAAATCCAAATATAAAATGCGGGATTATCCTCAGCAGACCAATCAATAATGGCAAGCTTAAGCATTAATGCTGCAAATAGATCTTTATCAGATGAATTATCTATTTCGGCTGATGATTGTACCACAGCATCATTAGCTAAAGATCCAACACCAATTGTTACAGTCTGTGACGTTTTCCTCGCTGTCCAAGTTGTCTCACCCATATTAACCTCCTATAAACTCACACCAGCATAAGCATTAAACAAAGAACCCATGACAAAAGCTAAATCACTTGTATAATCTGTGCCTGCAATTAGGTGTGCTTTGATTGTTGAGTTAGTTGCAAAGCCACGATAGACTTGTTCTTTATTAGCTGAACCATCAAGGATTGTCTTTGCATAAGCAATACGCTCAGTATGATTAACTGTATTTGCCGCTTCTGCCATTACAGCTATTGCAGCAGCTACCATTTCTTGTTCAATCTTGCCTTTAAACTCTTTATTAAATTTCCAGTAATCAGCCATATTTATCTCCTATTTTATATTAAAGTGTAATCAGTTATTTGTAATTGTAATAGTCGTGGTTGCAGGAACAACAATCTTTATTGGAAAGTTATTCTCTGGCTGAATGTTCTCAGCAATAGTCATATCGGCTACATTGCTATCCCCACTTTCACCAGATGTATTATAAGCTCTTACTATAAAATACCATGTGCCAGGATTGAGTTTAAAATGATCTGCAAGCGCACCATCTTGATCAGGAGTACCAACCTCAAGGACATTGCCTACATCCTCAGTAAAAGGGTATACACTTGGAACATTTCCCCAATATACTTGGTATCCATCTACATCGCCTGTGCTTGCATCCCATCTTAATACATCTGCACTCACTGAGCAAACCCCGATTAAAAGAACGATCCCGATAATAAGTAATAGACTCGCTTTACGACTTCGCATATTTTACCCCCCCGTTAGTTAAAAGTATAAAAACTTGCACAACGGCAATTAATAGTGTTTTCCACCGTTGCACCTCTTGAATTATCACTCGGATACATCATTTGCTGTCCGTTTACAATAAACGGTTTATTAATATCTACAGAGGGTACACGCGAAGCTCTGTGCCCTGATCGCACGTTCTTATCCCCGACGTCTGCCCATTCCTTGCGTGACGTGGTCGATGGCGTTCTTTCACGTGTGACCGCTGCCATGGGTGGCAATCCTGCAATCGAGTACGCTTCAATAAACTTTGTGGACTCCGCTGCGGCCTGTGTCTCTGTCATAATTATCGATGACTCACGACCCTTGAATTTACGGCCTAAAATGGTCGCAGAAACGACGGCAAGCTCCCGATTGGTATAATCGGTCGTACCTTCGTCCGAAAACGCCTGTCTCGCCTGTAGTATCGCGTCATCCATGTTATTTTGAGTCGTGTTAACTATACGTTCGGCGGAGTCAGGCGCATTTTTATCCGCCCAGGCTATCAAAGCGGCGAGGACAGTGTCGTCCACGTTGTCCTGTTTAATATTATTCTTAACGACACCAGTGAAACCGTTTTGTACGCGCCTGTAATGGTTCCGTATCAACACTGTCCACTGCGGCATGTATCTTGCTGCACGTATTCTGTTACCTGTTGCCACACCAATACGGAACTCAATACTGATACGGTTAAATAGCCGACGCACTTCGGGCCTGAAACGCTTCTCATATATAATCTTGAGTTTTGTCTGCTCGTTAAGGTTCATTTGTGCCCCCGGCAATACCCCCCATTGTGTCGGGTCATCTTGTTACAACTCGGCACAAGGCATCTTCTTAATGGTTTGGGCTTTTTCTTACACTTAAACCTCGGTATAAATCGTGAGTCGCACCTCATACGGCCGTTGTCCATCATTCGTCCACCTCGTCCCGTGCCGGTGGTGCGTCAGGGTCGGCATTTATGTCCGTTCCTATCGGTACCTGTGTGGCGTTCTGGTAAATCACGTCCCCACCTTCCACGTCGTCCCTGTTAGGTATCAATTCCCGCAGTTCGTTCGTAGTCTCGACACCAATGTCCTTACGTTTCTTTAACTCGTCAAGACGGCGCGCCTTGAGTGGTTGTAATGACTCCGGGTTATATGTTATCCTGGCCGATCCGAGTTCTATACCAAACCGCGGCAATAAAAACCGGGTAAGGCCCGCGAACAGTTTATCCGCATGAGGTAACACCGCAAAGTCGTATAGCATTTCGATTGCGGTTGTCATGTTATTGAATGTACTTGCTGTCGTGGTGATCAGTGGCAACGGGATCTTATACCGGAAATATATCGACTGTGAGGCGATCTTGTCAAGTTCAACGTAATCCATGTCTTTGTTATTAACGCCCATTTCCTCGACTTTTTCAACATCACCACCCGACATTACGCCGATCTTACCTGCGTTCTCTGGTCCGGCAAGTGTCTCATTGATTCGTTTTGTACGTTCCCTATGTGCGTCGTCATCTAATTGCTCGTCTTTGAATATTATCAAGAGCGACATACGGCCACCATTGTCAAGCATCTTGAGGTTATGAATGCGACCTTTGATCTGTTGATTTGTTTCGAGTGCAGCAGCCTGTATCGGGCTATCTGCCGATCCGTCCGTCGACATGCTGCTAAAACCCGCAATACGGTATAATTCTTTTAACGGTCCGTCATAATACCGATTGATGTGCTGTTTTGCCAGTTCTACCGTGTATGTGCCCGTCGCTGTGCCCTGTCCGATATAATATACGTCAACGTATTCACTTCCGCCGGTTGTTACGCTGACACCTGTCGGTTTAACGGGAAAGACCTGTGATGGTGACAATGTTATCGCGCCCAGGCCGAAAAAATGTGTTTGATTTGTGAGCAGGTAATGTCGGGAGATCCTCGCCGCAAAGTCCGACCACGTCATATGCGCGTTGGGGCTATTGAGCAAATCGAGTACCGGGTGTTTTTCTATCATCGTTCCGTCTTCAAGCATTATAACGGGTGTTATCTGCTCGAAACTATCCGCTATCATGTCCACAGCGGTGGCAATACTTGAGTTCTGCCGGTAAAACCCCATTGCTTTCTGTGGGGTTATCTTTTCACCGGTTAACGAGCATCCGAGGAAATCATTCGCGAGATTATCGAGTATTATACTCCTCGTGTTACCCTGTGACGCTTTAGTTTCTTTTGTCCATGGTAGTCGCCATTTCATCGTTAGCACCCGTCCTTTTCTCTATTAAATATTACAGGCTCGACTTTCATGTGCAGCATGAGTTTGATAATGTTTTGATTGAGGCACCGTATTTCATCGAACGCTCGCCGGGTGTTCTCCGCCTCACGGTCCACATCGGATTTAACGACGCGAATATCTGTTTTGACCTGTTGCCTGTGCTCGATACATGTAGAATTATCGATAAGATTTAACCCACCTTTTTCTAAGAACATAATATCTTTTATACTTGTGGTGACGTCCTCGACTTTTTCGACTCGGTACTTCATAGCCGCAAAGACGCCCGCCATCGACGCGACGTATATACATACGTAAATCAGGTCTTTTAACTCGAATATCATTAGCTCACCATAAATTTACCGTGTTTGCTTAATTCAGTTAATGCCCATACAACCCAGTCAACCCTATTCGGGGATCTACCGTTACTTAAACCGGTTACCGGGTCAAAGTCAAGCATTTCATCCTCCAATTTTGTTAAACCTGGTTTATGCTTTACAAATCCCTGCGCATACAGCGCCGCAATTGGTTCCGCACGGGCCACTTTACCCTTTGACGCATGTACACGTATGATTTTACCTTTAAAGCCTGCATTACGCAGCGTATCCTCACACATATCCCCGCCCTGGTTTGTCTCAATTACTATGCCCGCGGCCTCAAGATATTCATATAAATAGATCGCTGTATCTGCCCACTGCTTTGGTGTACCTTTTCGGGTCAGATCCATATCGACCGTGTATTTATCCGGGCCGTGATACGACGCAGCGCCGACCCCGTGCTCGTCTGACGTCTTGCTGTTGCTCACCGCCGGATCGACCGCAATTATGGTACGTATGGGGGTGTTAAAAATACCAATCTGTGCATTGTTTATATCATCCTCTTGCCATATCATTAACTCGGCAATACGTTTCGGCGGGTCCTGCATGTTCTGGCTTGCATGTTTGCGCCTGTGAGCTTTCACGGCCACCTCATGCTTTTCATTATGTTTAAACCGCCACAGCCACCCGTCAGGTAGTCCGTGCGGCATGAGTATGCCGTGCGTGTTTTCCTTTGGATACTTGTAACCTTCGTTGTCGATTATCATCGGCATACAAAGATGGTGCCACATCTCACCGCTGCCGCCTCTTAACAGGTACCCGGATAAATCATCCCAGTGTATCCGCTGCATGATAACAACTATCGGGACGGACTCAACCGCGAGCCGGCTCGATACCGTTTCGTTATAATCAGTGTTGACGCCGCCCCGTTTGACTTCGGAATCCGCGTCGCCAGGTTTTAGGGGGTCATCTATGATCAGCGCGCCAGTGAATTTACCCTTCTGCATGTGTCCTGCTCGAAATCCAGTTACCTGGCCCCGAGTGGACGACGCACGTACACCCCCGTTTTGTTCGGTCCACCATATTTTTTTAGATTTGGTGTCGTCTTTAGTTTGGACCGGCCACATATCTTGATACTCTTGACTATGTACGAGTTCCCTTGCAGACGCAGAGTTCTGTAACGCCAGGTCGCTCGAATATGACAGGTGCAGGAACCGACAGCGTGGATCTACGGCCAGACCCCGTGCCATATAATTTATAGCGGCCATTTCCGTTTTTGTGTACCCTGGTGGCACATTAATAATCAATCGACTTATGTGCTGTGGGTCATCTGGGGATAACATGGTGCGGTCAAGTGCTGCCTGCATAACCGGATGGTGCTGCCCGATAGTCATTTTATTACCGAGGCGTTTTTTCATGAAATAGCGATTAAAATACAACCCGTCAAGCTCACATTCGAGCTTTCGGGCTTCGGTTATCAGTGGGGGGTTAACAGTCATCGTCTTTTAACATCTGTTTACGTATGGCGGCATATTGCCCTTTGTCGAGCACTGTCGCTGCAATGGGTGCGCCCTCTGGACCCGATAACTCTCTGGCCTGTCGGTCCACGAGGCCGAGTTCCTTGGCAATTATATTCTGGTTCAGCATGTCCGCTGCCGCGCCCGTCAATTTCTGTTGATAGATTACACCCTCAACGGCCCCGCATGTGTCCGCATACCCTGGCTTATCCCTGTAATTACGCCAGGTGTTATGCGTGACGCCGAGGAACGTACATAAACCGATAGTGGTCATGGCACGCATTTTCGGCACGTTCATGGTGCTGCCCATGCCCTGAAATTTTACGGTCTCAGCCGCTTGCAGGGGGTTATCTTCGACCCATTGGAAATATTCGCAACATGCGAGCCATAGATCCTCTGGTGTTGCAAATATCTTGTCAGGTGCCCCTGTTGCCCTGGCCATCCATGCCGGTATTTGCTCTTTCATTAGAAAAGTTCCTTCCACCTAAAAGATAGATCGTATGTGCCGTTTGTACCGACAGGGCTTGTGATAAAAAGTGTCATAATGTCCTCTGGTAGTAATTCAAGCTTTTGTTCTTCAAGATCTGTTATCAAAACCCTGTTAATTTTACCGAGAGGTAGTGAAAAATCGAGTATTCCCGACCCATAGGTAACAACCGCGTCGGTGGAATACTCAATAGTTGAGTCGTCGGTGTTCACATCCGTCCACGATGGCGTATTCGTTATTGTACTATTTCTCTCCAATTCCCATAACGATGACCTACTTAGATCCGTATTGAATGACAGCAACGTTAATACACTGTTTATATAATTAACCAACCCGGCAAACGCATCTTTACTCCTAAACGTCACCACCATGAATACACCAGCGGTTATTGCCTGCTCTGTCTCTGCAAATGTAAAAAGCCGCGCCGCCGGATCTAAACCACCACCATCTGTTACGCCCGCGGAAAAACTGCCTATCTTAATAACCATATTGGTGTTATTTCCGGTGTTTTCGACTTCCCCCCGTGGTTGTAGGTTCGTATTCAGTATGTGCGTCTCTGTGGCGGTATTTGGGTACTCTATTCTATTAAGTTTTTGCCAACACCCGCATGGTGCCATTACTTCAAAATTTATTACCGCAAACCCCAGATATCCAAAACTGATACGGTAAACATTACCTTTTGTGGGATCAAATATCCCGTCTACCGTATCAAAAACAGAGGACAAGTCAATACTTGTATTAAAATCAACCGCATCCCTGCGCCTCGTAACGCAAAAGTTAACACCTTCATACCCGATCAAAAACCCGTTTTCAGAATCGAAAATCCCCGCTCTTTGGGCACTGTCGGCTTTGGGTGTTGTAAATACAGTGGTGAAATTAGTAAAAGCCTCTTGACCTGGTAAATACCGCAATGCTTTTCTGTTCGATATGGCTGCCGCGCCTGCAACGTTGGTACTGGTCGCAAGGGTGAGCATCGAGTCCACCACTGTTATGGTGCCACCATTGGCGACCGCAGGATTTGCATTACCTGCCGGAAAACCATATTGAAACTGGGCGGCAATGTCTGCCTTTCTTACGGCCGTAATTTTCTCACCGAAAACCGTATTTAATGACATTCGGTTCCGGGGGTCTATGTCGCTTACTGGTAGCGTTCCACTGTCTTCGGGTACTACCTTACCAAATGGGTCGCCGATGAACCCAAAACCTGAGTCAACGATCAGTGCGGCCATGGAACCCGGTAGGCTACACCGCGCGTAATATACGTCGTCAGGACCATCGGCACTGAATGGCTGTAATTTGCGCTTTACACCCAGTAAAAAATATGATTCGTTTTTATTGAACGTGATTTCTGTATCAGAATGGTTTATAAGCACCTGTCCGGCGCTTAAAGTTTCTTGCAGCCAGCACGTGCCACCCGCACCGGCTGCGGTTATAGGCGTCCAGTCATCACCGTTTATGTCGTGCACCACTATAGCCACATGTTTACCCTCCACGTAAGGACATTAAATCTTTAAAGCTATACCGTTACACGGTGTACAGCGCCTTGTCAAGTGTTATTTTGATATGATGCTACCATGTTACCGATGTACCGTGCCTGAAGGTAGTGGGGTCGGGCAGACCTTCGGGCACGTATCCCGCTATCTTTTAACACACTGTTTTTATTACCTTTATTACTCTTAGTTAGTTAGTTAAGACATAAACAAGAATATATATTAATAACAGATAGTTATAGATACAGGGAAATCGTGCCCGAAGGAATACAAGTCGCACAGAGAAAACATATATGTATAATATAGATAGCCGTGTATCCCTCCCACTATCTATGTGTATCCCGCTATCTATGTTACAAACATATTATTCCTTAAGTAAGTTGTAGTGTGGTCGGGCATGTGGGCACGGGGGGGTAATAACCTCGTTGCTGTAGTGTGCCCACATGCCCGACCCATCGGGCAGCATACTCCCTGTGTCGCTACATGGCGCCTATCCGTTTAAACATATTAAACTTGTATCCGTTTAAACATATTAAACTTGTATCCGTTTAAACATATTAACGCTTGACTTCTTTTTTTAAGTTGCGTATCTTAGTTTAAAAAAGGGGGTATTTTTATATGGAACCGATACGCAACTTAAAAAAAGAAGTCAAAAGGATTTTATCAACAGTGTCAAACGGTGGAACCCTCGAAAATGCGAGATATTTATTGCAGGGCACTATCTCTGTGTACCAGATCCCACTCGATAGCGCAGATCCGAGAGTGAGGTACTTCTTAGAAACGGCAACAAACGCGCGTTTAGGGCGTGACTTCAGCGCACTATGTAACAGTGCTATAAACAACGGGGGTGATATGTTATCAACTTTACAAATAGCAGCTATGACAGGTCTTGAATTATCCACAGTTCAAAGACACGCAAAAGATTGTCCAGGTGCCAAACGTTTCGGGAATTCATGGGCGTTTAACAATAGCTCGGAAACGTGGGATTACTTCGGAAGGATAATTCCCCGTACCCGCCATCATGTGCCCCCGTACCCGCCGCCACCTTATGTAACTGGATAGCGGGCACGCGCACCACGTAGCGGGCAGTTTTATGCCGTGTAACTATATAGCGGGAAAATAAATATAAATAAAGTCTTGACGTAATTAAAAGATATGCGTATAACGGTTGTAACATCCCGCTACGTACCGCGGAAACGCGCCGACGATGACGGGAATAATAGATACAGGGGGTATAATATGTCAGAAACGATTAAATTGCGCGCATCGAATGCTAAAGAAGTTATTAATTCATTGTCAATTGCATTTAATAATCATAGGGAAATTACTTGTAAAATGGAAGGTGACAACGTGGCTTATGGTAAAATAACCGATATATGTGTTGATTACTTCACCACATCGGTTAATAAAGTACGGTTTTATTATAAGGACGTTCTGTCCGTTAATATGTATTAGGGGTGCACCAGTATGATACCAGATATATTATTAATAGTCGGGATTTTATGTTTATACGCAGCACATATAATACGGGAGACGACAGCATGATACATGAAGACAAACACCTTGAAAAACAGGCAGAAATATACCTGAAATTAAAACCGTTCATACGGCGATCAGGTAACCGGTTAATTTGGGACCCACAGACCGACGTGGTATTCGCACCCACATTCGAGCAGTTCCTCGCGTTGCAGGACCGTCCGGTACTGACAGAGCGTTGTCACCCTGAACGAATATTCCCGATATACTCACAAGAGATAGGGCGCGCATTACGTGACGGCCAGACGGAAACGGTAGCAGGTGAGGACAAATGACGCGCAGAGGCCCGAAGTTAAAACCAAACCGTAAGGTGCCATATGGCACCAGGCTCCGGCCGGATCAAATTGCATGGTTACGTAAACAGGGTCCACGTGCCGCCGCTCATGAGATCGAACGGGCACTTGACATGCGTATACATTATCTGTTACGGCCGGTTGAACTGCGGTGGTCAAGTAAAACCGCCCAGGAACGTATGATCGCCCGTAAAAAACCAGGCTGCGGCCGGTGGGGTAAGAATAAGGGGGTAATATAATACGCAGGGATTTTTTGAAATTATCAGTATTGACGGTCGGTTCATTACTCGTCGGAATAGGTGCACCGAAAGCGCTCACCGTGAAAGACGCGACGATACCACTCCCAGACGGTGGATATTGCCGAGGAAATGGTAAACCATCTGTGTGTTACATCACCGACCCGACAGCACCAGGAACCACCATCCCGGTCATAGCCGGGTAACTCTGTGCAGTGCAATACGTCTGCATAACGGTAACCGGATCAGTGATATTTAAAGAAATATGGCCGTTCTTGACATACAGTCGGGGGCGGCCGTTTTCACTTGGTATCATCCTGGTCGCACGACCGTCCGGCAATGCTGGATGTTTTATATATCCCAGGTCCCTGAGGATCTCTTTACGTTGGTTTACTGTTACTCTGGAACGTAACCCACTGACGAGTCTGTTTAAAGCCATGGTCGATATCCATCCACCGCAGAATCCCGGCGCACCTTCCCTGGTCACTTCGAGTATTTCTTGACCGACTGATCCGTAAGACTCTTGAACCGCAGCCTCACTGCTGGACGTTTCGGGTGCCCACACACATACGCCGGCAGGATTCAACATATCAGGTATGGCGTAACCACGCAGATGGTTATTTACTATGGCATTTCCACCATCACGCAACCACTTCACGAGGTTCGGAAAATAGTGCCCATCCATACCATGCGCCCGGATATCTGCAACACTCTGCTGCGCAGTATAGAATACGCTGAACCGACGGTCATCACGTTTCTTGACAACACCATCTTTATAATTTGTGCACATAATCACATTTGCCCGGTTGTCCCCTGTGATCTGGTCCTGTCCTTTGGCTTGTATCGGGAGACGGGTGTCGGTAATAAGCGTCTTGAGTGTTTCGATGGCGCTGTCCGATGACTTGGTTTTTATTTCATCTATAATAATCAGGAGTTTTCCGGTAATCCATGCGTTAAATACATTGTCAAGGTCTTTGGGGTTTACTTTATGAGTGTACCGGATACCCACACAGAACGCGAGTATACTGGTCAACAGTGATTTACCGTTACCGAATGTCCCTTGTATGACCGGTGCCCATTGAAATTTTACACCAGGATACTGAACACATGCGGCCATATATGCCAGTAAGATCACTCTGTCACCCTCGACAGGCAATAATCGTGCCAGTAAGTCAAGAAACGGCGTGGGGTCACCTTCGGCACACTCTGTGTGTATTGGTACATAAGTGTTTACAGCGCTGCGCCCCTCATTGGTAAGTATCTCACCAGGGCCGAATTCTGGTTTAAAACAAGTGCCGTGCACCCATGGGTGTTTGACAGCCTGTGACTCAGTGAACGCATCCCACGCGTTTTTGCTGGTTTTATCGTTGATACTGTCCATTGCGAATACATAACCACCATACGTGGCTTTAAACTGTTCAGGCTTTAACATACCCCCATCTGGCACCCATATTCGATGTGCGTCACGAACGTATGTGCACCCGGAGAATAGTGTAAGTTGATCATGTGGTGCAAGGAACTGAAAACCCGCTCGAAGACCCCCTGGTTCGGACGTCTCGAAAGGCACGTCACCCGGGGGTTTGGATCCAGCGGAAACCGGCGGTGTCACTGGCTCCGTGGAAACGGGTATGAGTTTACGGTCCCGGTACACTTTAGAACAGATTGAAACTGCCCGTAATATAGTCGGCATCCGGTACCCATCGAGTCGATCAAGATATTTATCACGCTGGCCAAGTGAAGACAAACCCCACAGTCGGTCGATACGTGCACAGTTCTTACCGGTCCAGAATGCCAGATGTGAACATAGCGCGGCGTCGGCGGTCGACCAGTCAAACCCATACCCCTTGTCTCCAACCTCTGGATATGTTTGCGCCAGGGCGTCAGTGTCACCGTTCCACAATTGTTTGAATGTTATACCAGTGCCCACAATGCTGCGAGCACTTCGACTGCGGAGCATACGTTCGAGCAGTTCTGCGTTGTCATCCGGTCCGAGCCAGTCCGCACACGGTTCGGTTGTCCAGTTTTCTGGTATGGGCGCAGTGGCACCCCCCGGTGCCACGACCGTCGGCTCGAAAAAGTAGTCTATGAATTGTTTATAAACCCCCGGGTCTGGCGCACATGAGGCGTCGCCGGTTACACCTGTTTCGGTTATAGCGCAAAATCGGAGTTTTGTATAAAATTGCGAGTCTATGTCTTTATTATCACAACCATGTGGCAGATCTGCGGGGGTAATTCCGAAAATATGTAATCCCCGTCCTGATTGTGACACCTCAACGGCGCAACCTTGGAACAGGGTGCAAAGGTATACGGCCGTCTCGTTCCATTGACCATCCACCCCCATGCACTCGTCGATATCAAGAAAGAAAAACGGGTCAGTATCGGCAAATACAAACGCCGTGGGCTGGCCTGTTGCGCGCACCTGTTCATAGGATTGCCACAGTGTTGAGTCGTGTGCATCACAATTGCGGCCCGTGCACGGGTCTGTTGGTATCTTATCTGTCTTACCGTTGGCTTTGGGTACCAGTCTATAACTGAGCCATTGGTTATACTGTTTTAGTGCATCAAGTCCACTGAGCTCTGTCATGGTTTAACCTGTAGGCATATGACTTCGAGTAAATCTATCGCAGCTTCAATATGGTGGTGTGCTTCGTCGGTTATAACACGCACGTCGTTCGAAAACTCATCGTCTAATAATTCCAACTGGTCCCGAACCTCTATTAATTTTTGTACCTGTTTTTTCATATCATCCGCCCCGTGTATTTCATATGCTGTTTGGTTTTATGGATCTTGATATTCTTTGATTTAACCCATAGATACGGCTTGACAATGGCCGTTAGTGCGTTTTCACGTACGAGTCTGGCCTGACACATTGCGCCGTCGGCAGTGCGGAACACCACGACACTGGTGCGCGGGACGCATGGTTCGGTGAGTTCCGACTCAGCCTTACCGCATTTCTTGCAAATAGCGAGACCGCCATCAACTATAAGTAATCGTTGTGTTGTATTCAAATATCGAGCATCTTTGTCTGTAAATAATTCATGCATGTGCACCCTCCCCGTGGCTGTAATGGTTTCCGTCACCCCACCGGCCACCCCAGGTCCCACGGATTGACTCCCAAAACTCACCAAGAAGCAAATGGTCTGACGTTTTCGATAGGTACACAGCATCTTTAAATAAATTAACATCAACGGCCAGGTGTTTATAGTGAAAAGATCCGTCAATATGCCCTGATTTTGCAAATACATCCCCCATTTGAATTGTGTACCCTTTTTCATAGGCAAACAAAATCAAAAGCGCAAGCATTTTTGTAAATTCGAATTGTTTTTTATTAATCCCCATTTTACCCCCGTATATCGTTATTAAATATAATTGGTTTTAATGATTTTAAATTCACCACAATTTGTTTTCCGGCAAGCCCCGCACATTAAAACCTTAACCCCTTCATACAAATTAGGACCATTATTGCCCGTCACTCGACTTCGTTCTTGAATAACTTTTAAATCAGTATTATCACACCAATCTGATAACCCCGTCTTTTCACAAGCCAATGGTTTACAAAGGGGTTTTTTGAACATTTTTTCCATTTTATCAACAGAATTTTTGTGAATGCCGCAAACCGGTATAAAATCTGGTGTAACGAATTTAGCTTGATACGAACACCTGGCAAAGTCCCCACGTATGTTTAAACTATTAACGTGAAAACCGCACTGTATTTGTTTCTTTTTCATCAGTTACCTATCCTGGCCACACGTCACCGACAGCCTGCGCAAACCCTGCGACACCACCATGTGCTTGTACCATTAAACACCATTTATTTTGCGCCACCTCGCGAGCGGTACCGGTGTATTTCCACCCCTCACGCTTGACCTCGATAGATGTGAACACCGCCACCGTTAGTCCAACGTGTTCAGGTGTTATCAACGTTCGGGTAATTCCGATCAGATCCGAGGATTTTATCTCGTCGTTAATCTGGTGGCTGTCATTGGCCAGTCCATACCGGATCTGTCTGCCGTCCGCTGTCTGACACGCCCCGTTATTATTGCGCCACAATATCGAGTTATTACGGGGCGCCGCCAGGCGTATTGCTTGTTGTATTAACTGTTCACTGCGAGTCACGGTTTACACCCTCCCGTTCACGTCGCAGAAGTTAATGACGGTTTTTTTATATTTTTTCCACCATTCGAGGGCTTTTAGGTTCATATGTGATATAACGTCATTACCATATTTTTTCCAGTCCACTATGGTGTGAAATTCACAACCGATTTTCATATGTGAATCGAAAATAATTATAGGCCAGTGCATACCCAAAATTTGGAGGGGTGTTCTACTTAAAATAATTTTTTTACTGTCCGCACCTCGCAGGTATGCACCTCGCAGGTATGCACCTCGCAGGTATGCACCTCGCAGGTATGCACCTTGCAGGTCTGCACCTTGCAGGTCTGCATCTTGCAGGTCTGCATCTTGCAGGTCTACACCACTTTTGACCGCAGCTTCAAGACAAATTCTAATAGTTTCAGTTTCTAATTTAAAAACAATTTCATCACTAAAACGGTTTCTTATTTTAAATAACTCCATATCAACCCCCTATCGTATGGCCCCTACGAGCCGTTCAGTTAACTTCGTGGCACCCCGCTTGCTCAATGCCTGCGCCGCCATTACATCTATTCCAAATGATTTATAAAACCGTCGGAGCACAGTTCCGCTATGTTGCCCCGCCGCTGACTGATACCCCGCCCACTCTGACATGGTCTGTCTGAGTCTCACCTGCGCCGCCTGCCGATCCCTGTGGCGTTTGACACCAGCAAGTACCCCGATTGGTGGGGCACCGGCGAGCGTCAATCGTTCCCGCTCACTCTCCGGGTTCATATCCACCCTCTCGATCTCACCGCGCATGATCGCCAGGACCTCAGGTGTCAACTCTGTGATATCCCCCTCGACCTGCTCAATGGACGCAGTGGCCACAGGTGCGTACACCCATCCACAGTATGGACAGTCGTGCTGCCAGGATTCGTACACACTGGTACAATTCCTGCATGTCCGTATCGGTATGAGATTAGGATCACGTTTACTACGAGCCGCACGGTCTCGACTGTCGAGAGACCATTCACGATGCGAGTCGGGCAGCCCGTGGCGTTCAACGTTGCGCACGTGATCAATTATTAAAGCGTGCGTTTTACCGTCCATAATCCGCAGTGACCGCCCGAACTGTTGAGCATAGAGCGGGTACGACTCTGTAGGTCTTGCCATGCTGATAACTTCAATGGCCGGTAAGTCGTACCCCTCGCCGAATATGTCCACATTTACGAGTTGTTTTAAATCACCCCGTGCCAGCATGTCGGTGGATTCTTGCCGCTCACGGTCTGGCGTCTTTGCGTGCACCACTCGTGCAGGGACGCCTGCTGCGACGTATGCCGCTGCAAGTTCTATGCCGGACGGTACATCTGTGACAAATGTAACTCCGATCTTACCTGGCGCTATCTCGAGATAACTTTGAACAACATCCCCGACAATATGTGATTTACGTACGGCCGCGGTGAGTTTTGGTTTTGTATAGTCACCGGTCGCACTCGATACGGGAACGTTACTCAGATTGATATCTGTATATGGTCCGAAAATCTTGTAATCTGTCAGATACCCCGCCTGGATCAACTGCCGCATACCCGGACCGACCACCATGGCGTCGGCCACACCCCGCGCATGACGCCCGATACCCCGCCCGTCTGCGCGTTCAGGTGTGGCAGTCACGCCAAGACCGCGGCAGGTCGGCGGAAATAGTGCAACGGCTTTGCCCCACTGGTTTGCTCTCAAGAAATGATGGAACTCGTCACCGACCCATAGTCGGGCCTGACCAAGTGCGTTTGATAGACTTGACGCCCTGTTTAATAGTGTCTGAACGCTGCATACAATTTTATTAGCATTCGGATCATACCAATGTCGACCGTATTTCCGAGTTTGTTGTGTTGTAATCCACTGTATTACTTTTTTCGGTGCTTGAATACTGTGAGAAATACCGGCGGCCGCGTGAGCCATGGCAATCTGCCCGACAAGCTCCTGCCGGTGAACCAGACTGAACGCGACTCCAGGTTCCTCACCTATAACGTAAGTAAATACAACAGTTTTACCCCCACCGGTGGGCAGCACTGCACATACATTCTGCGCGCCACCGGCCCACGCCGCACGGGTTTTGCGCACGAGGTCGTCTTGATATGGGTAGAGTCGAATCACCAGGTGAACACCACGACCATTTGTCCAGGTTCAAATGTACAGGGGAACCCCGCTCCACATATACACACATTGATAAACATCAACTCCGTAAAGTTGATTCTTTCACGTTCCAACGCCTTACGGTATTTTTTAACCCGTGAACCTTGATGTTTTCTTAATTCCCGTTCAAATTTGCCACCGCAGTCTACAAGCTGCTTACTTTTAAATGCACTTTTTATAAAAGAATGGAAATGCGTTGCGTAAAGTCCCCCGATCTTACCACATTTATTGCACCGGCCCATGCGTTTATATTCATTGAATTTAATAGCCGTTTTACCCACCACCAATGCGAACCCGTCTGAATAGTGTTTCATTCCACCACCTCGTCAATGTGTGTAAATTCCCCCATTTCTGCACCGCAGGTTACGCACTGTTCCGGCTCAGTCTCATACCTCTCACCGCATACAGTCATACCGGAACCCCCTGGAATGCTGCGCATATACCGATAAATATTGTGGCCATTATCAATAACGCTGCACCCTGTAATAACATTTTGATTGCTTCCATGTCTGTGCCCCCTGTGTGTTATTTCTGTTACCATTCACCATACAAATACACAGATTAAAACACCGTGTCAAGAAAAAAATAACAAAAACAACAAAAAGTTGTTGACAACGTCTTCCCGCTACCGTATAACCTTAAAAACAGGGAGGTAATAAAGATGGATTACAAGAAGTTAAGAGAGAAAAAGGATTACACACAGGAATACGTCGCTATAAAAGTGGGTATCAGTTTGTACACCTATCAGTTAATCGAACGGGGTATCACTCAGACCCCCAGAAAAGAAACATTAACAAAGTTAAAGGAGATTTTGAACAATGGAAACACAAGTAATTAAATTGATTATTGAGGCGTTGGCGGGGTTTCTTACAAAATTGGATAAAACACTCGGGGTCGATGGACCAATCGTCGCACCTGCTCCAGTCGCCCCGATCGCTGTACAGGGGGCCCCCCCCGGCGCCGCAACTGCGCCCGTGCCAGTCGTTGCACCTGCCGCGGTCGTTGCACCCGTTGCCGCCGCTCCGGTCGTTGCACCCGTTGCCGCCGCTCCGGTCGTTGCACCCGTTGCCGATGTAGTTCTCGATACCGAGGGTATACCTCATGATAAACGAATACATTCAAGCGGTAAGACAACATATAAAAAGAAAGCCGAAAATGGTACGCCCGCGGGTGGGTGGAAACTTAAAAAAGGTGTCGACCCAGTATTGGTGGCTCAGATTAAAACAGAATTACATAAACAGTATAATGCGCCCGCCGTCGTTACACCGGGAGGGGCAGGTTCGCCCGTTGCACCTGTCGCACCCGTGGTCGCCCCGGTCACTGCATCTGTTACCGAATACGGAGCCATAACCACATGGGGTGAACTCATGCGGCAGGTTGTTGTCAATAATATCGATAGAACGATAGTCGATACAAAATGCCTTGAATTTGGGGTCGCTAACCTGGCAGAATTACAGAACGTACCGCAACGTATTCCAAATGTGGCACACGGTATTGGTCTCACAAAAGACCCGGTGGTTTCAGCATGAGATTCCGGGCATCGAAAATGCCGAGGGTAATGGTGTGCGCAGGGTCATACCTGTTAAACGAACGTTACCTGGACGACTCCGGTGATGAAGCCGACGAGGGCAACGCCGCACATGTGCACGCCGCCGACCACTTGTTGAAAGACTTGCCGATATCAGCCACGGTCACTAATCTTGAAATGTTCAGAGCGGTATCATTGTATGTAAAGGTGTGCCGCAGCTATATGCCGCAGAACGTTGCCGAGGCAAACGCCACACTATGTGGCATAGAAGACAGTTTCGAAACCAATATGATGGGACTAACCGTCTGCGGCACCACTGACTTTTTTTCCTGGTCTCAAGACGGCACGCTCACTATCATCGACTTAAAATACGGTCACGGGTGGGTAGAAGTTCAAGAAAACTGGCAATTGATAACCTACGCAGTATTGATGTGGTTAAAATACGGTAACAGGACTATGCCGAATAAAGTACGACTCGGTATTGTTCAGCCGCGCGCTAATCATCCCGAGGGGCCAGTACGGTGGTGGGGGTTTGAGGGCGTCCAGTTACGTAATTATCGAAACATGATACAAAACCAGATCACGGTTGCACAGCATGAAGGTGCTGCAACTCAATCCGGTGACCAATGTCGGTATTGTCCATCGATACTTGATTGTCACACAAACCGTGCAGCCGTTGCACACGCAATTGATTTTGCAAGCGACGTGGCACGGTCGGATTTAACGGGCGCAGACCTTGCACACGAGTTAGCAACCGTGAAACGTGCCGGAAAGCTCATAGGCAACCGTTACACTGCTCTTGAGTCATATGCCACGGAGAATATAAAATCCGGCGGCAGGGTGCCTGGATACTGTGTGAAACAGACGTACGGCGCGTTACAGTGGGACGTAAAAGATCCCATTGCGGCAGGTAATGATATCGGTAAGGATCTTGCTAAACCATCCACACCGATAACACCGACTCAGGCAATAAACAGTAAATTACTTACCGAGAATGAGGTCGCCATCATGGCATCACGTAAGCTCGGTGCTTTTAAATTACAATCAGAAAATTTAACATTTGCTAAAGAACTGATAGCGAACACTAACAAACAACAGTGAGGTATAAAAATGCAAGCAGATAAACAGTATCATAACGTATCAGGGCGGCTCGTTCAGGGCAACGTATTCGAACCACAGACAACCGACATGAAGGGTCGGCCGTTAGTCGACAGGAACGGAAATTCAAAAGTACAGTATTTCATCGGGGTAGCCGTTGCAAAGAATGCGCCGGATTTTGCAGTCGCATGGGCCGCTATTAATGCCGCAGCCGTCGCAGCTTTTCCAGGCGGGCAGTCTCAACAGACAGATTTTGCGTGGAAAGTAATCGACGGTGACGCCCCGCAGCACGCCGGAAAGGTTGGTTTCCCCGGACATTATATTTTTAGATTCACGTCGGGTTTTCCATGGCAAGCCGTCGCGCAAGGTGCAACCCGTCCGATAGCAAACCCTGAAGAAATCAAACGGGGATACTACATTCAGGTGTTTTTCACTATTGCCGGAAACGGTGACGTTACACCCGGTGGTAAACCTGGTGTATATCTGAACGGCAGTGTCGTGGAGTTAATCGGATACGGTGACGTCATAGCCAGTGGCCCAGACGCCACGGCACTGGTCGCAGCCGTAGCACCAGCCAACGTTGCAGGAATGCAAGTAAACCCCGTGGCACCTGCTGCGGTCACTCCGGTCGTTGCACCCGCTGCGGTCACTCCGGTCGTTGCACCCGCTGCGGTCACTCCGGTCGTTGCACCCGCTGCGGTCACTCCGGTCGTTGCACC